AACAGGTAAGAGCGTGGTCTCACTTCCATTCAACGAGAACAGAGGCCTACCACCACCAGCAACAACAACATCCCCAAGCAAAAGCTTGAGATGTTCCTGCGTGACGTGTGGAAAACCTGCAGTGTATTCCCGTCCAATCGTGTGGAAACCCACGATGACCGGGCCGCGTGGTGTCATTGCCACTCCCAATGAGCCGCAGTCACCGACTTGTGTGATGTGTGATCCAACACCAAGATACACGTCCATGTTGCGACCTAGAGCCTCTACCCGCATGAACTCAATAAGAGAACAGCGGTAGAGCTCTCGGTAGCGAACACCGCCTTCTTGCTCCCGGCACACACTCACCATATGGGTGAATGGGATGTGCGCGATGTTCCAGTATCGCGTAATGTCCTTACGCGGCGGAACACCACGGACTGTGAGAGCAACCAAATCGATCTCAGGGAGCTGTGTGGTTTCATCAGTGTGGAAGGTAACACGCACGTTGGATGTGAGTCCGCCAGTATCGGCGGTACTCATGATCTTCATGCTGTACTTTCCTTCCACCTTGAGACAGTGTCGGTTGAAAACCAATCGCTGTCCCTTGATGAAAACACCCTTGGTGCGGAATTTGGAAGTTCCACATTCCGAGACAATTTCCAGACCAACACAGTTGGCAGCAAACATGTCCCGCACCTCGGCCGCTGTCTTGGTGCTATGAGTCTGACTGGCGAGAGGCACGTCGAACTGAACCAGTTCAACCGTGCTCTTGTACCAAACGTTCTCACTCTCAGTCTGGGCGAGATCCTTTTCAGTCGTGCCGAAAGTATTGCCTTCCAGCTCGAAATCAGTAGAATCCTCCTCCAGCAACTCTTCACAGTCGCCAGCCCAGCATTCACCTGTACACTTCCCCTTGCCATAACGGCAACGGCGTGTACTAGGTGCCTGCTCAGTTGGTGTTCTAATCTGGTTGCGGGAACCACCGTCGGTTCCTTCCTCTCCAGCATCCAACACCACGTATTGGGAGGCCTTCCATGACATGTAGAAAGCCCCCAGTGCGAGCGCGATCTGTCCAAGTTGCTTGACCGAATAGTTGAGCACGTGGCGACGTCCGCCAATCAAACTGCTGTTGATGACCAACTGACGTTCGCAGTTGTACCAGCGCGACACTGTCCACAAGAGAGAACGCGCAAGCCAAAATTCGGCCACCAGTTGACCCACAGCAGAGCAGACAATGGCAACTATCATCCGAAAGATGAGATCGCCAATCCACGCTGCAAGGTACTTCGCGGGGAACAACCACAGAGCTGGAACAAGCATGCTCTGCAAACACTCACAGCTCTCCTGGGTGGAGTAGCAGAGTGGGCAAACACGAATGTTCTTCATGTAGTCGTCGGCCGCTTGGGCCTTTGTCTGAATGCGCTCATGGTCTTTGGAAGCATCACCAAAGTGCTTGAGAAACTCGCGCACATCGCTGAACACTGCCACAGTTTCGAGTGCGGCGGAATCCTTGTCCATGTGTTCAATCGAAACAAGCTTCTACACCGTAATGGTCCAGTAATCTGGAAACCCTTCCTCCGGTTGTGTCAGCTTCGATGGATCGATGAACTTGCCATTGCTGTGTTTGTACTCAGCCTTGGGTTCAACGTGGACAATGTACGGAAGCCGGCGACGCACCGCCAGTGGGCAGTAGAAGTACTCATGTGCGTTGAGGTGGTGTGCGTTGGAAGTTGCTACCACCAAACGTGCCATGACAGGGGTCTTACCCTTGTCCTCCAGCGCAGCTTGCGATGGTACGTATGGAACGTTGTTGCACACACGCAGAAGCTCATCAAGAGTCGGATCGGCTCCCATGGACTTGTCGGGCAACAAGTAAGCGATGTCATCCATCTGAATGCACCACTTGCTTGAGTCGAAGTTGTTCCAGTACTCCTCGGCTGGGTTGCGCACATATCGATAGTGATCATCAGTATCGAGTCCGTGCACCTTGCCGTAGAAATAGAAGAGCATCTTGGTGAAGCTCGACTTCGCCACGCTTGATGCCCCATGAATGAGCACACCAAAGGGTTGTTTCCTCTCCTTCTGCGAAGCTCTCCGGGTCACTTCCGTGTTCTTCAGAAGATGCAGAGTCTGCAACTTCTTCTGAATGCCATTGTAGGCCATGTCCGTCTTCTTGGCGTAACGCACAATCGCGTCCCCCTTCTCAATGGTATCATTGAGATCAGCAACAAAGCTGAAGTAGGACGTTCCGTGCACCTCCAAGTTCGAGGTGAATGGTGCCAACGACAGTAACTTGTCTGCCGTGGTGTTCCACTTCTTGTAGTTGGCACCATCGTGGACAATGGCCGACCATTCGCCTGTAATACGATACGCATCGTACCGTTCGGCGATGGTGATAGCAGTGTCCACAATGGTCATCAAGAGACCCGTCTTGCTGCTGTACTTCACACGTGCCTTCCTGTCAATTGCGAGGAACTCTTCCTCGTCAATGTTGATGCCAGAGCGTTTCAAAATGCCCTGCACAAGAAGGTAGGTGTACACCTTACGCATCTTGTCCACCAACGGATTGGCAACGGCACTAGACGCGAGGTTGAACCAATCGCGTGCCTTAGCGACGTTCTCGGAGAAATCTCCTTGCAGGTCGGTTGTGGCAATGTCGAACACTGCTGAAGCAGCGCTCTTGTCAGTGTACAGTCGGTACGCCAGTGCGATCAATGCAGCATAGTCTGCCTTCGTTCTGCACTTGCGGGACCAGTAGAACAGTTGGAACAGATTTTCCAACTGAAGTACGATCCAGCGGGGCTTGTCCGACTGTGCCGACAACAGGCCTGTTAGGGCTGTGTAGTAGTCCTCAGCCTCAAACGCCTGTAAGACGAATGGATCTGTGTGTTGCTCAGCCACGAGCTGTTGTTCGCACTCTTGAATGTGCGTGTACAATGGAAGGGGGTATCCAGTCCCTCCCAGCAATCGACCTGTCACTAAAATAGTGGCATTGGTCGGGATGTTGTGTTCGCGTGGCGTGGCGGTCATCCGCAATGGACGACCGCCAAAGCTCCACCACGCACCAAAAGTTGGCAGATCGTACATGTAGGCAATCTCCCCAAAACTGAGGTCAGTGTCCACCTGTAGCGTCCTGCGCTTCTCCCCGATGACGAAGAAGAGATTGATGACGTTGTCGTTGGTGACGTAAATCCGTCTCTGCTTCCAGCGTTCGTAACGCTCATGCATAGTCACACGCGGGTGACTCTTCGATCGTTGTAGCTTCTCGAGACGTCGAGTCGCTATCCACCATCGGAAAAAGTTGCCCTCCAACAAATGTCGGCTGGCACATTGCTTCGCATCTTCAATTCGCGTTTCGATGTTCATGTGTGATCTTATTGTGTTGTATCTGGGTTGTAGGTTCGTTATTTTCTTTGGTCCGAATAGTACCGCATCGCGTTCCTTCCTGAGTACGCGAACTCAGTGCGGAGTTTACCGCCTATCAATTGTCGTTTGTACATGTTTCTACTACCTTGCCAGGCGAACCTCGGCTGCAACTGCAGCTGTATTCTACCACTACTTAACTTTTCACGTCGTCCAATAGGAGCGGAGAGGTGTTTGCGTAGTTTGCT